GAGCTAATGACCTTTATCATTTCAGAGAATGGAAAGGCTCAAGCTGAGAAAAATCATCACGACGATCTGGTCATGAGTTTGGCTATTGCGGTGCATGTCTACAAAAACTTACTTGATTCGACTCCTATGGAGTTTGTGACAAGGCTAGATAAAAATGAGAGAATGCCTCTTCCCTCGAAGATGTATAAACATAGATTCAAGACTCCTGCGGGTCATATAGCCGAGGAAGATTACAGATGGCTGATAAAGTAAAAGAACAAATAGATGAGAGCGGGTACACCAATTTTGGTGGTACACAAAATAGGGCGGGGTCCTACTACACTCCTTCAGGCCCAATCGGTAGATTTTTTGCAAAATTCTTTGCAACAAAAGCTCAGATCCCTGCCGCTGCGGCGATAGACGGAAATGTCACTCCAGAGACAGGTGATACGGTAATATCCACAGAGGTTATTAAAGATCTTTCTGTTGATGGTGGGCCAGCAGTTGGTGGAGTTAGCAGAAACCCAATCCTTCCACAACTAGAGCTAAACAGACGCCGTAGATACAAAGAGTACGAGGAGATGGATGAGTATCCAGAGATTGGTGCTGCTTTCGATATCTACGCTGACGACTCAACTCAAAGAGGCTTACGCGGACAGCGTTGGCAAGTTAAATCCGACAATGAGATGGTTGTCGATGAGGTAGAGTCGTTCTTTACTCAAATACGTCTGGACAAGTATATTTGGGACATTGTTCGGAACACCGTGAAGTATGGCGACTGCTTTACTGAACTTATTTTAGATGTTAATAAGCCTGTAGAAGGTATTAAGAAAATTAAGATCTTGAACCCGAACTGGATCCTAAGAGTTGAGAATGAGTTTGGATACTTAAAAAAGTTCTTGCAAGAAATACCTAATTCAGAATCACTCTCATATGCGGAAGTCGGCCAGTCCAATCAAAATAGACCTGTCAAGTATATTGAGCTTGACAAGAATCAGATTGTCCACTTCAGACTTCATACGTCAGATCCTATCTTCTATCCTTACGGAAAAAGCATTGCGGCTCTTTGCCATAGAGTCTTTAGATCTCTCAAGATGATGGAAGACGCCATGATGATCTATCGCCTGTCTAGAGCACCTGAGCGTAGAATTTTCTACATTGACACAGGAAACCTGCCTACAAGCAAGGCTGAAATGTTCATCGAGCGTATCAAACAAAAGTTCAAGAAAGAGAAGTTCTACAATAGTCCAAAGGGTACTGTGGATTCTAGATATAACCCAATGTCAATGGATGAGGACTTTTTTGTTCCAACCAAGAATGGTCGAGGAACAAAAATTGACACACTCCCAGGGGCTATGAATCTAGGTGAGATTGAAGACGTTAGATACTATCGAGATAAGCTTCTAGCGGGACTCAAGATTCCTAAGGATTATATTGTTGAAAAGGAACAGTCTCCAGAGAGAAAAGCCAACCTTTCCCAGCTTGATGTAAAATTTGCAAGAACCATTCAGCGAGTTCAAGTTGATGTTGAGACTGGGCTTGAGAACATGGCTAAAAGACACCTTCAGCTTAGGGGATTCCCTGCTGGAGTTATTAAAGAACTAAGAATTAAACTTCCTGAGCCCTCTGAGATTTCTGAGAAGCGCAAGCTAGACATTGATGAGCAAAAGACCAAAGCTGTCAGTGATTTCATGAACCTTGGATTGTTCTCGAAGGAAAGTATCTACAAAGAGTTCTACGATATGAACGACGAAGAGATTCGTAGAATGAAGGCTGAAGTTGAGAAAGAACAGGCAGATGATGCGGCTCAACAGCAAGCTCAAGCTGAAGGAGGGGGGACAGAGCCTACAGGCGCTTCGGGTCAAGAACCTGCGGAAAACACTCCTCCCACAGCTAACGAGAGCACCGACTATGGTATAAAGTTTGTCATGGAAGGGACTCAGGACGAAGAGACTAGACAAGTTTTAGCTAGGATTCTAGAAAAACAAAAGCAAAAATCAAATACAGAGAAATAAAAAAGTCTATATAACTTAGACATAGCCTTACGGAGAAAAATATGTTTTCTAATTTATTCGAAGAGAGAGATAAAACAATTACCCACCTTGTAAAATTGGGTGACTGCATTGGCAGATCCTTACGCGAGAATGTTAGTCTATTCTCGATTGATAGTGAAAACTCACAGGTTTCCTATCTTACCAAAACCGACAAAGTTATTAGCGGAAAATACAGCATTTCTGAGTCGATTTCATTAGAGAACATCAAGGTTCAAGATTCTTCTATTTTCGAAGACGGTGAGCACTTCGATGAGTTTGTTAAAGAGAAGATCAACTCTTTCGTAGAAAGTATTCATTATGGGGAGTATGCTACGGCTGATAGCTCTTTTGAAGATGTGCTTTCTCTCTGGGAGAACAGGCTCAAGCTTGGTTCGATACAGAGCAGACTTTACGAGCAGAGTGAGCGCCTTAGCCGCATAGAAGACATCCTAAACTCCGACGAGTTCCGTAATCTACAGGAAGTGTCTCCGCAACTAAAGGACTTCCTCAAAGAGAACATTGATCGAGTTACTAGTGTTCCCGAAGTTAGGAATGCAGTAAACCTTTCAAACGCTGTATCCACCGCATTTAACTTCCCTAAGCTGACCCTGGAAGAGCTTGAGAAGGGCGGAAGCTACTCTCTTAAAAACGGTGTCAATGAGTCCATCTACGAGATGATCTGCCGACAAGAACTAGTGAAGCGTGAGCTTATCGAGTCCAAGAAAAGCTTTGACACCGTATGGGCTGATAATGCGGCGATCAGAAAACTATCTAGCATGATCTTCGAAAGTGACGAGGCTGTGGTTGGCGCTCTTTCTGAGGCCCTCAAAGAAGTTCCTTATCTCTCACTAGCCTCTAAGAAGACCCTACACAACACCTTCACTAACTGCCTAGCTCACTCGGACGGCATCGGTGTTTCGGAGAAAGATATTCAGAACTTCTCTTCTCGTATCTTTGAGTACAAGAAGGAAGTTAAGGAAGTTTTCATTGAAACAATTAACGAGCGTTACGGAGTTAACGTCCAGAACCTTCAGGATCCTGCTACCTTCAAGAGCCTAGCTAACACTCAAGTAGTAATCTTCGAAGCATTATCGAGACTTGCTCCGAAAGGCAGTGTCCTCAAAGGCGTGCTCTCGGAAATGGCCTCTTGCCTTAAAGGCAAATCGGGTGTTGAGTGCATTGATGTGAATGATTTCCTCATGGAAACATTTGTTTCGGTAGGCTTCGACCAGCTTATCGAAGAGGCTGAAGCGGGTTCTCTTCCAAAGGTTAACTTCAAAAGAGTTAGCAAGGACCTCGTAGACATTCAAGATCTGATGATGACTCTCAAGTCTAAGGTTCAGGATCAAGAGTACGCTAGTGACGAGAACCTAGCTCCTCAAAAGGAAAAAGAAGAAGCTCCTAAAGCGGAAGCTCCTGCTCCAAAGCCTGAGCCCGCTCCTGAGCCCGCGCCAGAAGAAGCTCAAGAGGAGGTGCCTTCCCCAGAAGAAGCCGCCCCTGAGCAGCCTCAGCCTGAAGGAGAGCCTCTCCCAGAGCCTGTAACTAAGCAGGATGCGATTGATGATCTAGCCAACATGGAAAACATGGTAGCGGACATTGCCGCCGAGATGGGTATGGACCAAGAGGATGAAAAATGATAGATACTAGTCAAGCCATAAAATCTTTTTGTAAAGTCGTCTCAGTGGCACCTTCCAGCCCTTTTGGGACCGTGCTATCGAAAATAGAACTTAAAGACACTCAAGGAGACATTAAAATAAAATGCAACTACGCGGAAGTAGCATGTTTAGGAAACGCCTCTGGAGTAGTTCATTTAGTTCCAAGCTCAACTACTTATGCGTATGATCAAGTGACAAATCCTGTCGCGCTCGCGGGCAGTGATGGTGCAGGGGGTACATTATGTACAGTTGGAAAATATTCACCCAATCCTCAAGTGATTCGCACTAGCGGTTCTGAGTTTTTTGATATTATTCAAGTAGAAAATCGCACGACAGCAGATGTCGAAGTTGTTATAAATTACGGGGTTGTTTACACCGCAAATCCTTTGGATACACTAAAGGTTCCTAGTAGAGGTTTATGATATGAAAGTATATAATGTAACAATTGATCCTAGCAGGGAAACTATAAAATTCACAAACTATGAGAGTATTCGTGAGTTCTTAGAGGACTTAAATGCTGACCCAGTAACCGATGATTATGGACAAGAGACTGATTCTAGATCATGGGAGCGATTAGTCGGATCTAAAAGTCTCCATGTGTCGGATGTCAGGATTAATGTCAAGATAAAAGGAAACCCTTTTGATTCTGCTTATCATAGAACTTTCGATTGGGAGCATAAGTTTCACTGCTACGGGGATAACAACATTTTTGTCACCTGTGATTCTAATGTTGGAGAGACTCTTTCTGATAAATTATATAATTCTCCTGGAGTTTTTGAAAACTTTACAGTAGAAGACATCAGCCTTCGAGGTGACTGGGGGGCTGGGGATAGGTGTCATTCTATAAAATTTAAGAATTGTCACATACGGGGAGAAGTTAAGGCTGGGGCGAGCGTGGGGTTCAATACACCTCAATCTTGGCCTGGTTACAGTTTGCTCGCTGATGATATGAACTCGTCTAATGCTAATAAGTGCTTCGTTGTTGGAGGAACGAAACTAAGTGTTGCCTCCACAGCAAAAAGAATGAACCTGGGTCCCGTAGAGTTCGTCAATTGCATTTTTAAAAAGCCGACATATACCCGCTACAGCCCAGCATTTGTGTATGAGCCTGGAATGTCGATGACGTACGGCTCCCCAGATTCCTCTAAAGATGAACTAGGAGGCCCTAGCATTTCTCCATCGTTCAATGTAAAATTTATACATTGCGATCTTGGTAATGGTAGAGGGCCTTTCAACCCAACAGATTATGATAATAATGATAATACTGTAAACTACAACTCTCTTATTTCTTTAGCAGGTGTTGGCAACTCTACTGGGTATCAAAAAGGTATTCTTGATCTAACAGCGGAACAGCAAATGATTGATGAGGTTCAACGTTGGGCAAATACGCACATTACCCAATACTATGATTCGAATGGACTTAAAGCTTTTTACAAAGACTACGTTGATGATGATGACCTAGGTGGTCCTTTTAAGCTAGAGCTTATAAACTGTGTCGGTGGTAACGGATTAAGTGAGCGATCATTCCAAGGAGGCACCACATGGCTAACCACTGCGATTGCGGGATTCAATAGCGCCGCCCAAATAAATAGAGCAATGTCTTTCCGATGGGACACTCCTCAAAATTACTTCCTATCTGGAGCAGACAACACCTTATACTCCTGGAATATTGGTGGAGAAGGAAATCTACAAACCAGATATCCTCTAGATGATACTCAGTGGGATTATAACTCTGGAACTTTTGATTATTTCGAAATAGGGTATACTCGGCGCGGAATGTTCTATAATCCAAGAAACTATTACTCAGATCAACAGCATCAGCCCGCAAACCTTGGACCCTTCTTTGTTTCTCGGGGAAGTGAGGCTATTTTCTCCTACCCATATGCTCCCGAAATAGAAACTGTTAGGTTCCCTAATCACCCACAAAACGATCTAGCCAGACAAACTTGGAATAGCTGGGATAACCCTGCTGGATACCGAGACAGAAATGTAGTTACTGGGGCCGAAAAGGATATCTTTGGAACAACTCGATCAAAGGATGTTCTCCCAGGTCCTATTCAAACAATGTCTGTTTGGGCAGAGCCTCTTCAGTTGACCGTTAATAGCTCTTATCCTGCCAATCATGGGACTAAGAGTAGAACCAATCAAAATTTCTACTACACCCTTGGATGCACTAACAAGCCCAGAGGTTTTGAGAGTGAAATTTCTGAGACCATTCTATACATGGTTCCAAATGAAAACAAGACTCCTGTTAGATCTCTTACTGAGGCAGCGGATAGTAACTTAAAGATTTCAGATACTTCGGCTCAAAGTGAGTTTGGATTTGACATGGATAATGGATTGCTGTTTCAGCAACCAGGGTCATTCCTGGTGCAAGTTCAAAACTCTGATCTAGACTCTGGTGTGCTTATGAATATAGACCATAAGCACCTTATAGATGATAGTTTCACTCAAAAAGAGAAATTTAAGCTAGACTTCGGTAAGCTTGATCATGGTGGATCGGATGGCACCCCCACGATTCTACCTTCGGACACAAACTTCTCTTGGTTCATAATGGCTAAGACAAAGGGTGGTCCCGTAGGAACATCGGACTTCTTCTTCACTACTGAGCCCGCACGAACTATCTCTACAAACACGCCTGACCCTCTTGCTGGAGTCACCTCTGAAGTAGTAGAGTATAAGCAAGTGGCTGTCAAGAGAAAAACCGAATCCTTCACCGTGTTTGCTGATGACGCTAGTGGAATGGCTACTGATCACTATGTTGTATTCGCAGATGGGAGCGCGGTCTCTGCGACACTGCCTGAGGCGTCCGCTCAGTCCATGCGAGCCGTAACTGTAACAAAATCTACAGGAGCCTCCCCCGTAGGTATCCTTGCGGCTGCGGGAGACACGGTGCATGATCAAGAGTCCATATCTCTCACCACTGAGGGGGAATCATTAGTCCTTGTTAGCGATGGAAATAATTGGGTTAAGTTACCAGTAGACTATCTACAAATAGAAAGAGGTAGTTAAACCGTATGACTGAGTATAGTGCAGTAATAGTTGTCCAGTCGAACGAGGCTGGACAACCTACAAACCTGTTGGCTTTAGGGGATCAGGACACTCTTGCAAAGGATGTCCTCCCTCCTGATATACAAAGCCTTCCTGGAGACGTTACTGCTATCTCTACCGCTACAGGATCTCTAAACCCTTTACTTCCTCTTACTGCCAATGTAGAAGAAATTCTGGATCTAACTGCTGATGTAATTTCTATTACTGACGCTACGGGAGCACTTAACCCATTAGTGCCCATTACGGGAACGCTCACGGCGCTTGATGTTATTGTAACTGGCGAGGGTGGAGTTCTTGACGATATTGAAGATCTTTTTCAAGCTACAGGCACTAATTATGTAAACATTACGTCGATCAACGAAGCTACAGGAGTTTTAGATCCTCTAACTGGTGCAGGAATTGTAGACGCAGTTTTGGATGTTACATCCGATGTCATCGAGTTGTTTGAGGCTACGGGCCTTAATTACTTCAGTATCACAGGTCTTAATGATGCTACAGGAGGATTAGAAGGCGATGTAACGGCTCTTTATCAAGCAACGGGAGTCATTGTTGACGCTACAGGCCCTTTAGATACAATTGCAAATGTGACTGATCCTCCTAGGCTAAAGGTACTTTCTATCAGAGGGGATATTCTAACTGGTATTAGTGATGATTATGGTGAGGCAGATGGTGGAGGCGGAACTCTTCTTCAGGATCTTAACGCCACAGCCAATCAGTTAGGACCTCTAACTGGCATTATCAGTAACACGGGCGATTTAGTTGATATTCATGACGATTACAACATGGCTTGGGGTGGGGGAGGTGCTACAGTTCTCAACGATATTAAGGATGGTACTGGCACCAACTTTCATAACCTAACAGGTATTGCTGAAGCTACAGGAACGC